CGCCACCGCCGTCATCACCCCCACCGCCACCGCCACCGCCAGTGTCGCCACCATCGCCACCATCGCCACCATCGCCGCCATCACCGCCATCACCAGGCGGGTTCCCGTTGTCGTCAGGATTCTTAGCGCAGGTAGTACCAGACCATCCATAGCCGGGAGGACAGCCGGGATCATTGGGATCAGAGGGAGGAACGTCCGTCGTATCAGGAGGATTGAGAGCGTCACCAGTACGACCAAGAGGTGCATCAGATTCAGAGCAAGTGGCACCGCTCGGTGTGCCAATGTAGTTACAAAAGCCGCCGCCATCGCCACTTGAATAACAGCTAGAAGCTGACGAACTGAGCTCATGGGAACACTGGCCATAGCACACAGACCCACCACCGGGAACGGCGACATAATTCTTACCATCAGACGAAACAATAGGGCCCGACTTACTGAAAATTCCAGGGCCACGAGTAGCGCAATCATCAGGCGGAGGCGGTTGAGGAGGAGCACATTCCTTAGTCTCAGGGTCTTCAACTTCACCCGGAGGACAACCGAGCACTAGTTTTCCATTCTTAGTGGAGGTGCTGTAGTACTCACCATTTCGAAAAAAACGACAGCGCCCATTCGCAGGCGCCGACGTGAAAAGCCATTCTGAACTTGCGCTCTCAGCATCTTTAACCCATGTAAGGGTGGGCAATATAGATTCGCAGGCGCTAGCACCATCGCGGAATTCCTGATTGGCTGCTCCATAAAACGCATAGTAATCAGCAAACGTGAGGGAGCTAAATGCGCCCAAAAAACAGAGCCCACATAGCCAGCGTAATAACAATGACCACATATTCCGTCGCTCCCATCTTTCACTTCTCCCAATAAAAAAGGGCGCGGTTTGACCCGAGCCCCTTGGTTGTACTGCGGGTCGATTACATCGCGCGACGCATGTACTTGAACGCAGCGATGCCGATCAGAACGACCAGAACGGCACCGCCGATCACAGCGGCGTCAGTACCGGCTTCGGTGATTGCTTCGGTGACACCAGTCGGAACGGCAGCGAAGGCCGAACCAGCAACAACGGTGGAACCAGCGGCGAATAGAGCTTTGAGCTTTTGCATGGAATGCACTCCTATGTGCGGGTTGAAAGAGCTTTTTTTATTGCAAGAATCCCGAAGACAACCGCGAACAGAATCAGCGCTTGGCCAGTAAGTACCGGTATATCCTCGGGGGTTAGGCCAGGATGGCCTAATTCGTCGCGCTCGATGGCAGTAAGAGTTCCAACGCAGGACAAATAGCCATCCGGCGAAGTTTTCCAATTACCGTCGCACGCGAGTAAGTACATTTTTAGTTAGCGCCTGCAACTTTCGCCGGGGCGACTTGAGCAGGTTGCGGCGAAGAAATACGGCGACCTTGGCGCGGATCAACTTCGAAGTTGATACGGTCATCCTTGATAGAGCACGAAATGTCGCACTCATAATGACCAACTGGCAGAACTTCATTCTGCGAGGCGGCGTAGTAACTGAACTTCTGCGGATACGGGACGCCCGGCAGGTGCGCGAAGGCTTCGGCCATCCAGTAGGGCTTGCCGGACTTGGCGGCGGTGCCGGTGCGGAAGTTGCCGGTGGTTTCGATCTTGATAGTCATAGCCATGGGTATTGCCTCTTAAAAGCCGAACAGGTCGGCAACGCAGGGAGTGCCACGCTCTTGGCGTTCCAAGAACCATTGGCGTTCGGGCTTGATGCCCTGGGACTGGCGAGCATCGAGGGCTGCCAGCGTTTCGTTTACTTGCTGCTGAAGGACCGGGTTCACGAATGGCCGGGCCTGCTGTTGCTCTTGAAGGCGGCGGCGCTGGCCGCTGGTGAGCTGGGTGCCTTGGAAGCTGACGGTTCTCATGGGCGGAACTCCAAGCGCACGAGGTAGAGCGCGATGGCGCCACCGGCGAGGGTTGCGAGCAGGGAAACGGTCGGGGCGATCATTTGTCGCACCCGAACCAATCAGGAGCTTCGCCAGCGTCGTGCATGTCCATAGCGAACATGACGTCGAGGACAACAGAGAACCAAGGGTCAGGCTGACCCTGATCGCCGTAATACTTCTTGGCCTGATCAAGGCAGTCGACCAGAACAGGGAGCGCCTCGCAGGCTTCGGAAAGACGACGAAAAGCCTGATCAATGTGAGCTGGAGTGATCAAGGTACTCATGCGGCCACCTGCAGATGGTTCGGACGCTGATACCAGCTCGGAATGGCCAGCACGGTGGACTTGGTGATCTCGCGGGCCTGGCGGACGAAGACGGGCGCGAAGCGGGAGGTGTCGCAGGCGTTCCGGATATTGATGCCGATGCGGTTGAGGCGAGCGGCATGGGTCTCGAAAGCACGCTGAGAGACGTTATGCGGCTGGCCATGCATCCAGAGGTGTGCATGGGCGGCAGTGGCATTAGCGGAGGCGCGGCCCTTACAAACGCCCTCCTCGATCAGCTTGTCTGCAATAGTCATCATGTCCATGGCGGTAACCTTCAATCGGCTATCAATCTGTAAAAACTCATCGTGGAGTTCGGCAAAACGCCGTTCGTCAAACAGGCCCCAATGGGCCAAGCATTCGCGCTGCAGAAATTCGTTCTTCAGCTCCTGTTCCATGCGAACCACGCCATGAAGGGCGCAGTAGTCACGGACGCGCTGCACGTACAGGAACTCGGGGGACTGATCGCCGTAGAGGCGCTTGATCTTCGGGAGAAGGTTCTGATCCAGCTCGAAGGCCTTGTCATAAGCCTTGCGGTACTGGAGGCGCCCGCCTTTGCCGTTGCCCTTCGGGGTCCAGGCGACGGTGCGGCCATTGGGGTACAGAAACCCGATGCTGTGCCCGATGCGCTGAGAGGACACGCCGCGCAGGTAGGCCAGAACGTTGCCGTCTCCAACTGATACGTTGGTGGTCAAATCAATCCGCTCGATCCTTGCACCATCTGCCACGCGATCACCGGACTTGGCGCCGGAAGTTCCGTCCCGAAGGTCTACACGTGTGCAACGCGTGAAACCCGGCAGGCCGTACTCGGCAAGAAGCTGGTTGTAGACCGAAACGCACTGCTCGATGGTCGAGAAGCCGAAAAGGTTGTCGAGACGCCCTAACCGGCTTGGGTTGCCTTCGACGCGGACCTTCCGACCCTGCACATGGATCGTCACCGACGTGGAATAGCTGGCCTCATGCTTGAAGCGAGGCTGGCGGGTGGAGAGCACTTCATTGGTGTTCGTATCAATTGTGATGGTCATCACATCGCAAACGACCGGAAGGTCGTGCTGATGCTCTTGAGACACCGTAAGCCAATCGATAAACATCCCTGCTCCCCTCGGTGCATGCATGCATGCAAATCACATTGAGGCGGAATGTATACGGTTGAACTTGCATGCGTCAACACAAATCACATGCATGCACGTATGCTGATTGACGGGTGTCAATATGGACCAATTGAAAATGCCAGCAACGATTCGCCTTACGAACGCCGAGCAAGAGGCGATCCGGCAAAAATGCATAGAAATCAATAAGTTACTCGTAAAGCGCGGCATGCCGCCGATGCGGGATAGCGAGCTTGTACACAAAATCCTCGATAAATCAGTGCCTTACGTGCAGATCAATGCATCTGGCGAAGTGGTGATCGAGACCGAGTGACCGAAGAAGTCTTCGGTAAAGTGGGGGTGTAACAGCACCCCCACCCGCCCGAGCTAGAACGCAGGACCGAAAATGACAGAATGGATGCTGTGGATCGCGATCGCCGGAGGTGCAGGCGACGCACTAGAACTAAATCGATACGAAACAAAAGAAAAATGCGAGTGGGTGCGTGCTTTGTTGATTGACAAAATCAAAGAGGCAAACGGAGAGATTGTGCCGAAAAAGCTAATGCACCAATGCTCCGAGGTCGAAAAGCGCGGCTGAACGGCCGGAATTACCATGACCTGACCAGATCAGCCGCTGACGATCCTGGGAGACTGCCAGGCAGGCGCTCGGAGCGGTCCCATTTGGGCAGATCGGGGCGCGGGTTGAGGTAGTGGCGGGACAAGGGGACGAAGATCGCGAGAAGCCTCCAGAGGGCCATACAGGCCGCTGGGGGCTTTTTTGTGGGTCGATGGTTGCGGCCCCTTCGGGGGTATCGTCGCAGACGCTATGCAGCACGACAGGAGGCAGTGCCGGCGACTAATCGCCGCGAGCGGCGAGGTCGAGGCCAGCGGGACAGGTCAGAGCTGATTGATTCGCTCAGCGATCTGCCGCAGCTCCTGCAGGACGGCATCGAGCTGGGCACCTTCGTCGTCGAGCTGGGCAACACGCTTTCTCAGATCGCGGACCTCAGCGACCAGTCGGGGGTAGTCGTCGAGTATCCACGTTATGGCGTCGGAACCCTTGCGGCCCGGCGCGTACAGCTCGGCGGTTTTGATCAGGCGGGTTTCGAGGTCAATAGCGCATCGCATAATCGAGCCTATGTTCACCGGCGCCCGGAGCTTCGCAGATTATCCGGACACCGCCAAACATAAGCTCAGGCCATTATGCGAAGCGCCTAGGACGACATGACTGTGTCGCCGTTGTCGAAAGAAAGAGCCCACCAGGTACAGAATGGCTCGATTGCCTGAAGGCGAACACAAGCATCGAACTGCGTTTCTACTTCCTCTTCGTACTCGTACCCAGGATTATCAGTCAGCTCATAGCTAAGGATCATTTGCGTAATCTCCATTATGCGAAGCGCCCATTCATAGCTTGGGCAGTGGCCTGGGCACATATTGCGCATCAACGGGTTCTGGCGATGAACTGGATGAAATCAACGAAGCGAGCTGCAGGTCAGCGCCCGCGTGCCTGCCGGCTCCGCCGTCCGTCCCACGGTCACCGCCTGCAACCTGCTGACGATCAGGCTTCGTATCATCGAACAGCCCGTTCGTCACGACGCTCATGCAGAAATCGAAGCTAACAGCGACCCGCGTCCCCTGCTGAGAATTACAACGACAGCCAGCAAGGTTGCCGTCCTGGTCGTAACCAACGGACATACGCCGAGAGTTGCGCTTGAGCATTTCAAGATCGCTGGTTGAGACGCAGAACGGCTTCGGGAATGTCACCGGCTGGGCAATCTGGTCGTACCTGGGAGCCGACGACGGCACGTCAGCAACCCGAGGCGTTCGCGAGGCGATGTATTCATCGACGCCGATAGTGTCCATCGACGCAGGCGACGCCGTAGCCAAAATACCCTTCGACGGCTGAGCCACCGGCTCAGGTTCGGCCACCTGCTCAGCATCCCCAGCGATACGGCCCGATATCTTCCAAGCGGCCAGGCCGAGCAGAACAAGGCAGGCCACGAAGACATAGAGCGCACGAGGAGCCTTGAACTTGAAATGGTGTTCGGTCCCATCCTTCACCGACTTGTAACAGCCGAAATAGGTCGGGTCGATGGTGATACGGGTTGACTGGCCGTCGGGAAAGTCCAACTTCTCGCCGACGTTCATTACCGGCTGATCGAACTCCCAACGCTTGATGAACTTGCCGCCACGCCCCCGATAATAGTGGATGTGCATGCCGCACAACTCGCGCATATGCGAGTCGATCAGCTTTGGGCTTTGCGTGATGGCATGAAGCTCATGACCATCTTTTCGCATGATTTCAAGCCTCGAAGCATAGAGCGGCACCTTGGAGCCCTGAGGACGAACACGGAACCACGTCTGCGCCTCGTCGATCACGATGATCGCGTTCTGCGGCAGCTCGAACCACGTTTCTGGATGATCGAACTCAACCCATGTCGCCTTGATAGCTGGGTGATCAGGCTTAAAGTCGGTGATGTTGCAGTAATAGACCGTGCGCCCTTCCCTGTGCGCTTTCTGGTCGATTTCCTTGATCGAGTTGAGGGTTTTACCGTTGCCCTGTTTACCTGTCCGAAGGACAAAAGTTGCCGTAGACATCAGTTACCCTCCAACCGAGCCAAGCGACTTTTTCGAGCCGCTGACCTTATTGACGCCCGACAGCACAATGCGCGTCGTTACCGCAGCGAACACGATGTTAACCGCCACGTCGAACTTGAACATGCCCATGATCTGGGCAACGTCAGCGGACACGCCAGTGAGCTGAGCCATCACCTGTGCCTTTGCCTGATCCATCACGAAGTTGATGCCGACATAGGTCACGGCACCAATGCCGAGGGCAGAAAGCACCTTCTTGACCAGCGGAACGATGGCAGTGCTGAGGAACGTCATAATCGCGACAAAGTGCATCACTCACCCCCGAAAGAACGGCCCACGTAGACCATGAAGAACAGCGAGGCCATCGCCACGACGATGTAAGAAAGCGCCCCGGCGAAGTCGCAAAGCGGCTGGTATGAAAGCTGGATCGTGCGGCCAATGCTCTCGATGCGGAGCGACTTAGGTGCTGGACAGGTCGAGCTGTAAAAGCGTGTGCCCATGCTGAAAAAGCCGCTGGCGTCTACGGTCTCTTGCTTTAGCTGATACTCGCCCTTTGCAATCTCAGCGTTGATGGTCGGTGCAGCCTTGGAATAATCGCGGGCCTCCTCGTCGGAGCATGCCTGCTTTTTCTGCGAACGGAGGATCGCGCATTGAATGGCGTCGCCCTCACAGGTAATCGTGGCCGAGCAGGACTCGCCACCAACTGACGACACCGGATCTTCGCCATCATCATCCGAACCATTACCGGGGACGCCCCCACCAGGAACACCACCGCCAGTGTCGCCACCCGAGCCATCGCCACCCGAGCCATCGCCACCGCCGTCATCACCGCCACCGCCATCGCCACCGCCGTCATCACCCCCACCGCCACCGCCACCGCCAGTGTCGCCACCATCGCCACCATCGCCACCATCGCCG